CAGGGCAACAAGAAAGAGAAGAACCCACGGAAGGTGGTCTACGAATTCGCTCTGTCATGCGGTGCGAACTGGCAAGCGGCGATGGGCTTGTCCGCCTGGGTGCCGAAAGTGAAGACAGACACGTGCGAGCCCTCACTGACAGGAGCTCCGTGGTACTACTCGCTGCACGAATACGGCGAGCAGTCGCTTTGGGTGGTGGACTTCGATCCGAATCACTTCAAACACCTCTCGCAGGGGTCGTTTTTGATCCGTCCGAGCGATGAAAAACAGCTCAGAACCAACGGATCTGTCACGTTTTTCGGCACCGATCCGAAGATTCACAACGAGTTCGCGATCCATGTGAACAACGAACGCTTCGAAGTGGACCACAAAACCGGCCGATCAGCGTGGAAACGGCACGGCAGCAATCACTACGGAGACTCGGATGTGGGAAATCTCGTCGCCAGATCGGTCGTTGAGAGCCTTGAACTGAGCCAGCGACAGACCAATTCCTCAACACCGACCATTCCGGCCGTTCAAACACCTGACGGCCGAGCCTTTTTTGTAGGAAATCGATGATGTCGAAGAGCGTGAAACCGCGACCGAGCCTGCAGCCTGAATCGCAACCGGAAGTGCAGCCGGTTGAGTCGGCACAGGAGCTGTCTTCGTTGAAACAGTTCGCGGATCAGGTCGTTGAGAAGATCGCGACGTCCATGGGGCTCGACGACAGCGACGAAGTTCCCTCCAACATCACAGTGGACCTCGGCTTTGCCGAGTTGATCGACATCAACGGCGGTTATGTGTCATCCCGGCCAGAACTGGACCTGACTCCGAAGGCCCGAGCGGCCGTGAAGCGGCTTTCGCTCACTCTGGAGCAGCGTGAAGCAACACTTTCAGACGGTTCACAAGTTAGGCAGAGCGTTCCGAAGGCCATCGTGTGGCTGTTGGAGCGGTTTGCAGATTCGATAGCGTGAGTTTCTTTGGCGTCAAACCAGCTCTCCAGGGTGAATTCAAATGAGCATTCCAGCTATTGGAGAAGAATTTCCAGTGGAGTCACCGACCATCAGCGACGGGCGGGTCAAAACTCTCCTGATGGATCCGCAACTTCTGATCGAGATCATGAACTGGTGTAAGGATCCAATGCACTGTCTGGCTCTGCCGATCACTGAGGAGCTGCCGGAAGACTGCAGGGTGGTTGCCATTCGCGACTCATTCGAGCGACGTTGCCTTGAACTACTGGTTTGGAGCAGTCACTTCCCTCCAGTGGCGGTTGGAGCAGTACCGCAGCGCTTGCTCGGGACATTCACTGAATTTCGAAGGGTGGCATTTCCAGAGCGACCATTGATCGACTTCATCCCGTAAATCGCTTTTCCGGAAATCCGATTTTCAATCTGAGACCTCCGGGCCGCGGCTACCGTCCGGCCCATGTCCATCGACTCGGCCTCAACGCAGGATCAGATCGTCGCGGAGTACCTGGAGAATTGCGGGTACGACGTCGAGGCTTCTGCTACGAAATGCCAGGCGTTCATCAAAGCCTGTCGGGCCCTGCTCGTGATGCATCCGGCGAACTGGTCTCAGACGTCAACGACGATCCAGTACGAGCCGCGGTTGTGGAAAGAACAGCTTGACGTCGCTCTGGAATGGTTGCGAGCCAATCAGGCCGATCAGGGCGGCGGAAGTGTGCTTCATCTGTCATTCGGGAGTGATTTCCGATGACGCAGACGAAGGCTCCGCCACTCTCCGGCGTCCGCGCAGACTACGAGCTCAACAAGCGTGGTGGCCGTTTCCGGCGTCCGCGAAAAGGCGTTTCCGGAGTCGGTACCACTGGTGATTATCACCTGAAGAGCGAGCCGGAATGGCTCTACGGCATCGAGTACGCTCGGGACCTCGACCGAAACGATTGCTTCGCAGGGATCTGCCTGGATCGCGTTGTCGACAACGTGCTGCACGACGCCGGTTTTCGGCCGGATCCAGACACTGGCGACGAAACCGCCGATATGTTTCTCAAGTCGCTCTGGGACGACTGGGCCCAGAGTGAAGAAGGCTGTGATCTCGCTGGCGAGATGACATTCAGCGAACTCGAACGCGTGATTCTGCGTGGTTCGTTGGTCGATGGTGACAGTTTACCGATCGGCAACGAGTCGGGTGCGATCGAAGTGATGGAAGCTCATCGCTGTCGCACGCCAACCAACTCCAAAAAGAACATCGTTTTCGGCATCCAACTGGACGCAAATCGACGCCGGCAGGCTTACTACTTCACCAAAGAGGAAGTCCACTGGAACGCAACCGTTCGGCGAGTCAGTGACACGACTCCGATCCCGGCCCGTGATGAGGACGGGCTTCGACAGGTATTCCATGTCTTCGATCCGAAGCGGGTTTCTCTGACCCGCGGGCTCAGTGTTTACGCTCGGGTCGCTGATCAACTCGGAATGCACGACGATATCGAGTTCGCAAACCTCGTTCGTCAGCAGATCGCCAGCTGCTTTGCGATCATTCGAAACAAGAAGCGATCCAGTCCTCTGAGTGGTGGATCGGGAAGCCAGTACGGCGAGCGAACAACCGAGACGATCGGAAATCACACTCGGATAACCGACGGCATCTCTCCCGGAATGGAGATCAAGACCGAGACGGACGAAGAGATCACAGGATTCTCGCCGGACATCCCGAATCCGCAGTATTTCGAGCAGGCGTGGAAGATCCTGAAGACGATCTCCGCGAACCTCGGGATCCCGCTTCAGGCCGTGCTCCTGGACGCTTCCGAAACCAACTTTTCGGGCTGGCGCGGAGCAATGGATCAGGCTCGTACCGGTTTCCGACGCATTCAGCGCTGGTTCATCAAGAAATTTCACGCTCGAGTCTGGAAATGGAAGGTCAGTCAGTGGCTGATCCAGTATCCGCAGCTGCAAAAGTGGGCGAAACAAAAGGGCGTCAACATCTTCAAGGTGATGTGGAAGCGGCCGTCATGGCCCTACATCAATCCTCTGCAGGATGCTCAGGCTGACATTACGGTCGTTGCCGGGCTTCAGAACTCACTGCGACGTGTCCTGGGTGAACGAGACATCGACTTCGATGAGCTGATGCCGGAGATCGTGAGCGACAACGTCACGATTTACCAGTTGTGCCGGAATGCTGCTCGGCTGATCAATGCGGAAGCGCAGGACGACTCTGAACGAATCACATGGCGAGAGCTGCTCGCGATGCCGATTCATCAGGGCCTCAGTGTTCAGATCGCAGCCAGTGCAAATCCGAACCAGTTCGACACGGGCTCGCAGCGTGGAGGGAATCGCAATGCAGCCTGATAGTGTGAAGTTGGACAATTACAGCGGATTTTGGGCGGTCGAGCCGGTCCGATTCGGTCAAGTTGTCGAACGTGTCAACAGAATGAATCTGCTGGCTCACGTGATGGCCCAGGAGCCTCGGGTACTCGATCCAAAGGCCCAACACTTCGAGACAACTGGCGGCGGATCCATCGCTGTCATCGACATTCAGGGCACGATGACGAAAGCCGGGTCCAGTCTGGGCGGCGGCGGGACAATCGAAGCTCGGCAGTCGATCCGAAAGGCCGATCAGGACAAGTCGGTCAGCTCAATCATTCTGCGAATTGACTCTCCCGGCGGATCCGTCTCAGGAACTGCAGATCTGGCCGCGGAAGTCGCCAAAACGTCGAAGCCAACGATCGCTTTCATTGAGGATCTGTGTTGCTCGGCAGCAATGTGGGTCGCTTCTCAGTGTGACGAAGTTTACGCGAACAATGCGACGGCCATGGTGGGCTCAATCGGCACTTTCATGGCGGTCTACGACATCTCCAAGGCTCTCGAAAATGAGGGCGTGAGAGCGATCGTGATCAAAGCGGGCGAATTCAAGGCCGGAGGGTTCCCTGGCACTGAGATCTCGGACGCTCAAGTCGCGGAGTGGCAGCGGCAGATTGATGCCATTCAGGCCGAGTTCACTGCCGGAATCGCTCGCGGTCGCAAGATGACCATTGAGCAGGCCGAGAAGCTCGTGACAGGACTCACTTATGTCGCCAACGAGGCGATGGAACTGAAACTCATTGATGGAATCAAGACCTTTGACGAAGTTGTCGCAGGCCTGCGTTCCAAGACACCTCAGAAAGGAATTTCCGCGATGACGGAAAAGACTGAGCCGAAAGCGGCCACCTACAAAGAGATCGTCGCGGCCTGCCCGGGGATCGATCCAAAGAATGCTGCTGATTCGTTGTTTATTACCGAGTGTCTCCGTGACGAGTTGACTGCAGCCGATGCGAACGAGCTTTACTGCGAGACGCTCTCTGCCCGGTTGAAGGCGGCTGAAGAGAAGTCAGCAGCCCAGGCAACCGAGCTGGCCGAGTTGAAGGCGGCTGCTCCGAAACCAAAGGGAGCCCCCGCTGTCGGCACCAAAACCGACGAAAAGGGCGGCAAGTCTTTCTCTGGCGATGCCGTTTCCGAGTGGAAGGCAGCGATCGCCACGAAGAAGGCCGCTGGCATGAGCCACGCGAAAGCGGTGTCTGCCGTGAATCGTGAACAACCTCATCTCCGTGAGGCGATGCTGGCCGGATCCAATAGCTGAGCGATCAGCAGTTTCAGACGCCTGTTGCTGACTCGATCAGCGTTTCCGACTAACAGTTTTCAGGATCAAAAATCATGGCAGAACAGAATGACACGGGCTTTCGCTCGTATGTGTGCGCGGCGGCGATCGCCCAGTATCTTCGTGTGAAGAACTCTGGAAGTGGTGTTGATGTCGCGGGCGCATCTGACATTAGCATCGGAACCCTTCGTGACGCTTCATTCGCCGCGGATGACGTCCGAACGGTTTTACTGCGAAGCAAGCCCGGAACCCACAAGTGTGTCGTGTCAGAAGCGATTCCAGCAGGCGATCCGGTCTATGCAGCAGCCAACGGAAAGGTGGCCGCATCCGGGACAATCTTCGAGGGCTACGCCCAGTGTGCAGCAGGAGCGAATGGCGACGTGATTGAGGTCATGATGACCCCGAACACCGATGTCAGCACGGCAATCACTGGCACGACAGCATCGGCCTTCGAGGTCGATACGGATTCGTCGACTCCGAAGATCAAACTGCAGGGCCAATCTGGCGGGACTGGCGACTACACCACAACGCTGGTGCCCGAGTCGACACTGTCCGGTGACAACACCATTATCGTTCCGGAAGCTGACGGCGACACTCTGGTCGCTTTGGCTTTGGCCCAGACACTCACGAACAAGACACTCGGAGGTCTGACGAAGGTCAGTCACACTCTGACACCAGTTGCCGCGGCTGGATCGACGGTCGCTGACGCCGCAGCGCTAAACTCGACAATCATCAATCACATCACCAGCGACAGTGCTGCCAAAGGTGTGAAACTGCCGACGACTGCCCAGGGCCATTTCGGCTGGGTCATCAACAACTCGTCCACCGCTGCCGAGTTCTACGCGGCTTCAGGTGGAACTGTGAACGGCCTTTCGGCAGATGCTTCAGTGATCATCCCAGCCAGCAAGGGGCTGTTCTGGTTCGCGACTGCAGCGAACACGATCATAGCCTTCGATATGCCAGCTAAAGCAACTGCGAGCTGATCTTACTTTGTGTCTCCGTCATGGGGGGCCGGGATCACAGCGACGGCTGCCCGGCTTACCCCCGTGTCTGAGTTGATTCTTTTTGTTGTTCCATGACGGAGGTTCTAAGGAAACCTCCAAATGCCAAGTCCATCAAATGCAGTTGCATCTCTGCGGACCGATCTGTCCGCATCCATGGAAGAATTCGACGTGATGATGGACGCGGAGGGCTTCATCGGCCAGCGCGTTCTCGCAGCTCAGGACGTTGGAAAGAAAAGCGGTACGTTCGGGAAGATCCCGATCGAGCAGTTGCTGCAGGCCAAAGAAACGCGGCGGGCTCCTGGATCCAGCTACGGTCGCGGTAACTGGAAGTTCGAGGAGGCCTCCTTTTCGTGTGAAGAACACGGCTGGGAAGAGCCGGTCGACGATAACGAACGAGAGATGTATATCGATTTCTTCGATGCTGAAGTGGTCGCAATGAACCGCGCACAGCGGATCATCATCGAAAATCAGGAAAAGCGAATCGCGGCGATGATCTTCAACGCCACGACATACACCTCGCAGTCGACCGCTGTCACGAACGAATGGGATGACGCCTCGAACGCCACTCCGATCACTGACGTCGAAGCAGCCGTGCAGGCCTGCTGGAATCGCTCAGGCCTGTGGCCAAACGCGATGGTGATCAATCGCAAGGTGTTCCGAAACCTGCGGAACTGTGCTGAGATCGTGGATCGCCTGAAGTATCAGGGTTTCCAGGACGTGAAGCCCGGAAACATCACGGTTCAGGCTCTGGCTCAGGTATTCGATATTCCGAACCTGCTGGTGGCCGGCGGAGCAAAGAACACGGCAAACGAAGGCGCCGCAGCATCGATCAGTTCCATCTGGTCTGACGAATACTGCTGGATCGGTCGCATTGCCGAGACTCAGGACTTCCGGGAGCCATGCGTCGGTCGCTTGTTCCATTGGGCTCAGGACGGATCTGAGATCCGAGGCAGAGTTGAGGAATATCGTGACGAAACGGTGCGATCGAACATCATTCGAGTTCGTCATCAGATCGACGAAGTCGAACTTCACACGGACTGCAATCAGCTGCTGAGCAACATCACGACATGACGAGTCAGTTTACGAGGCGTGCGAGCAGGACTGGCGCACCGATGGGGATTCGTCTCAACGGTGAATCAGTCACGCTCCGCACGGCTTCGAATTCTGTCTCTGTCAAAGCAATCGTCGACATTCCAGAAACGACCAGTCAGCAGGAAGGCCCGGTCGAAGTGTTCGGCCGGTTTTCAGTGCTGACAACGATTTATTCCAGCAAGGTTTCTCCGCTCGGATTGATCGCCACGGCAACGATCAGGGGTCTGTCCTGGCATGTTTACGAGCGTGGGCCTGATGAGGCTGGCCTGACCACTTTTCAGATCCGTCGCACGTTCACTGAGGCGGAATACTCAAACACTTTCGACATCAACGACCAGCAAGCGACCTGGGGAACCTGAGATGGCTGAAGAGCGAGCAGATAAGACAGCAATTGATCGAGTGGCCACTTGGCTCACTGGCCAGTCCTTCAACAACGTCTTGCTGCTGCTGATTCTGGTGGCGATTGGGTGGGGCGGCAAATACGCAGGCACTGTTGCGATTCCAACGCATCTGAAGCAGATCCAGGACGGTTACGAAACGATCGACTCGCGACATCGTGAAGAACGAAGCGAACTGCGACAGCAATATGACGCTCTGCTTCAGCAAAAGATGGCGTCGAAGTCGGGACCATGACATCGATACTTGAATTCGCTGAACGACTCGAGGAACTGGTCGCTGAGACAGTGGCAGAGGCGGCGGCATTCGCAGCCAGTGAAATCAAACGAACGACACCAGCAAACAGAATCGAGACTCGCCGGGCAGTCTTTCACAGAGCTCGGAAGTTGAAAGCAGTGATTGGATTGAGGTTTTCGAAACGGTATCCGGCGGCGAATACAGAGACTCAGCGGTTGCTGTATCGCCAGCATGCGGATCTGCGACGGAAGCTGCCTCAGGTGATCAGAAATTCGATCAACCGAAAGCTGCAGAACGAAGAATGAGCGTCTCCGTCACGGGAGGCGGGGTAATCGGATTGCAACCGACCCCCGCAGTCTCCCGTGCCAGGAGGTTTCGAAAGAAGTAACACCGTGACGGAGGTTTTGAAGGAAACCTCCAATGGCAGTTCCAGTAGCACACAAAGTTCAAGGGTCCATGCTGAAGATCACCGTCTCAGCGACCCTTACTGAAGTTCCGGGGCTCGAAAACATCGAACTGGATCTCGGCGAGAACGGGACGTTCGAGAATGCGGACATCAGCAGCTCTTACATCTCGCCTGTGGCGTCCGGGCTTCGTGGCACTGGAACGTTGAGCGCCGACATCATCAGAGATCCGCTGGGCGCTGTGCAGCAGGCGTTGCAGGTGGCCTACAACGACGCAGCGACCATGGCTTCATCGTTCACGATTGGAGCCACTGGAGTGATTCTCACGCTGTCTCTGCTCTTCACGAAGCTCACGCTGAGCGGCAAGAAGGGTGAAGGCTTCATGGGCAAACTGGAAGCCGTGCTGCTGACCGAAGTGGACTGGAACATCACTGATCCGGCCTGATGAATCTGTGAGACGTGGGGCCGGTGTTCTGCTGCAAGGCGGACCCGGCTGCTCGTGTTTGTGTTTTCAATTAACCCCGTGACGAGACGCTGAAATGAAAGCGACCCTGCTGAACGACGAAGAAATGGTCAATCCGCTGTACCTCAGCGCGGTGGACAAAAAAGGCATCCAGCCCATCCTGCCGATCCCGGCCGGAACAGTAATGGACAACCCAGACGCCTGGATGCTGGTCGCTCTGAACAAGGCTGTTCCTGCAGACGACGAGTGCAAAGAACGGATTGATCGATGGCTCGGAAATCCGAAGAGACTGGCATTGATCGAGCAGATCAAGCGGCTGCGAGCGGCGAACGGAGTGAAGGCCCTCGACGCCAAGACAAAGCGGTGGCTCGAGTACATGGAAAAGACCTACGCCAAAGAGCTGGGCCTCGAGCCAGCTTCCAGCGACGGCGAAACAGACCACGACTGACGCTGCGGAATGGTTCCGCGGCTGAAACTGAGTGAATGAAGGAAGATCCCGTGACTGAATATTTGACCTCTGAAACTGTCGAACAGGTCTCGACTTGCGAGATCCTCGAATATCCGTTGCCGCATCGGCCCGACATGAAGGCTCGCGTGAAGCAGCTGCCAGTTGGAGTCATGAAGCGGATTGGGAAGCAGATCCAAAAGGGCGGCGATACGGCCGAGACTGCTCAACGCGAACTGATCGAGAAATCGATCGTCAACTCAGACGGATCGCCGGTCTACACGAAAGAGAACGTGGCTTTGCTGAAGGAAGGCAACACGCCGCTTTATGCCAGTTTGATCGTGGTGATCAGCAAGGCCAACAAGCGAACTGACGAAGACGACGAGGCCGAACTGGACACCTTGGAAAAAAACTCCGAAGCGACCGCCTGAGACAGTTTGAATTCGAGCTGTGCTTGTGCGGTGTCGGTGGATGTGCTCACCCCGACGAACTTGAAGAGCGGTTGAATCGAAGGCAGTTGCTCGAATGGCTCGCAATGGCTCGCCTCAGGCCCTTCGGGGAGCGGCGAGCGGACCTCAGATCAGCTCAGGAGATTTACTGGCTCAGAGAAACGCTGAATCAGTTGTTTGAGATCAATCTGGAACATCAGCCAGCCGACTACCTGCTTCGATTTGATGAAGCGGATTTGACCGAGGCGGAACTGATCGCCCAGGAAATCAGGGAAGGCCTGTAAACAATGTCCGGCGGACTGGATGACCTGAGTTTCGAGCTGAAGGCCGAGATGGACCGCGCACTGGCGGACATCAAAAGCCTGTCGGCTCAGCTGTCAGGCGTTTACACGTCCGTCGGAAAGATCAATACAGCCTTCAAAGACGTCGGAGCCACTCAGGTCCGTCGCCTGGCTGATTCAGTTCGGTCGATCGATTTCACGAATCTGACCGGCGGGGCCAGTAGCCTGTACTCGATCGCAAACGCGGCTGAATCGGCTGCGACCGTCATGGACACAGTGTCGACGTCCGTTCTGGCTGTCGAACACGGGATCACAGCGGCGGCATTCACGGCGACATCAGCGGCCACGACGTTCACAGGGCTCGGGCGGGCCGCTGCGGGAGTGACTTCGGCGTTTTCGTCGTGCACGTCTGCGTCGAGATCCATGACGGCAACGCTGCAGGCAACGGCCACAGCTGGAAACCTGGCCGCTCCGGCCCTGAATTCGGC